CTACAACGGAAAGTTGGAGTGCCAATAGTCCACATACGACCGTGAAGACGATTATCACCGGATCCTTTAACAGCTTCAATCCATCCTTCCAAGATACCTTTCCTTGATCTGATTGTATAGTATTCACTAACCAACATAGCATCAGGGCCAAGCCGTTCAAGAGATGACTCGGTAATCTTAGGACTTTTATTAACAAATTTTCCATTAATTTTCTCCACATTCCATTCATCTGGAACCCATCCAAGGCTATACAACCAGTCTTTAACTACTTCAGGACTACCTACTTTACCTTGTTCAAAGCTAATACGAGTATATGCACCAGCAACAGGTCTATCTTCACGACCTCTAGTTAGCTCATATCCAAAGTGTTTAGCTGTATTAACAGTATAGCAACCATCTTTACGCCATGCAGGTTCTTTAGGTTCTTTGTCTAACCTAATACATCGCATACCTATTCTAGGTTCTAGTACAGCTTCAATCCTATCCATTTCAGAATTGATTTTCATTAGAAGTGTTTGAGCTTCTGCCATATTGAACATCCAACCTTTGTGTTGAATCTCTGCTTCAATCTTAGCAAATTCCATTTCAACCTCGATACCCTTCTTGTATAGAGCGTTAGTCTTAATTAGTTTTAAGGCTTCTTCTGCAAGTACCTTATAAACTTTAACATTAAGTTCTACATCTCGTATACAATAAGTCAGCATATCTTTACTGTATTTACTGAACTCATTGAATTCTAATTTAGGAAATCCTAATTTAGAACCCCAACCTTCTAAGCCATGTTTATGTTCTCGCTTATATTGGTTGAGTAAAGATAGTATCCACGTATCAACAACTGTTTGGCTATCTTTAGGTTCCCATCCAGTTAATTGTTTGAGTACTACATTATCATAACCAATAATGTTATGACCAATGAGTACATCTGCCCTATGAAGTTCATCAAGACCTTTAGATAAAGGTTCTAACTCACTATCATAGTCTGAATAACATTTACGTTCATATGTATCGGCATTGATAATAACTAATAGCCAGATAGTACTTACTGTATCGAGTAAACCATCTGTTTCAATGTCATACACATATCTTGTTTTTGCAGTCATGGTATATTAGTTCCATAGTAAGCTGTATAGGGTGCTTCCAATACTCTAGCTTCAATCTCTTCAGGGTCAAAGAAATATTCTTCTCGAATGTCTTCAGTCATTTTCATTTTAGGTATTTTAAAACCTTTTCTTCCAGTTAAATGTTGACATACATGAACAATCTCATGACAGATTATAGCTATAAATAGTGTCATAGCGTATTCAGTGTATTCGCATTCATTTAAGAATGGGTCTCTAACTTGCACTAAGATTCTACCATCTTCATCGTTGAACATAGTAAGACCCATATCACCATTACCATCTAAAGGATATTCAACAGCACATATCTGTATCTTTATAGGGTGCATGATAATAGGGGCATTAAACCTTAGCACATAGTCTTCAAGACAACTCCAGAATAACTTAGCTATAGCTTGTTCCGAGTTAGGTAAACAAGCTATCTCTAGTTCTATACCGGGGAATAGTTTATTTTTCAATTTCAGTTACCTTAACATTAGGTGAACCATAGTCTTGTAACTCATGTGCCATACCTAAGATAAGTTCATTAGCTAAATCTATTTGTTCGTATGCAGAATATAATTCATCTGTTAACTTCCAGTTATATATTCCTAATACGATAATAGTTGCTACCAATAAAAAGATTTCTACCATAAGAGTCCTGTTCTGTTTAACCATTCTGTACTGGCTAACTTTGTTGTTGTATACTCTTCATTGACTAATACATCATTAGCCTTGAGAAAGTCTAATCCATCAGTACACTTATAGGTGTCTAAGTATACTAATCTTCTAATACCTACTTGATATATAAGCTTTGCGCAATCAATACAAGGACTAAGGGTACTGTAGAGAGTAGCCCCATTACTAGATAAGGTTGATCTAGAAAGCTTAGCAATAGCTTGAGTCTCAGCGTGTAGTACCATTGATTTAGTTTGTCCATTAGGATTTTGAGTTTCATTGTTCCATCCTCGTGGTGTTCCGTTATAAGAAAAAGAAATGATGTTATCATCTTTGACAATAACAGCACCTACCTTACGATCTTCAGCATAGCTTTGTTGAGCCACTAACTTGGCTATGTTCAGATAAAACTGATCCCAATCTTTCTGCGTTTTCATATTGATTAGCTAACTCCTGTATCTTTAAAGCTACTTCACTTAACAACCACATATCTGTAGCGTCTTTAGGTGGACGTAATAGTAGTAACATACTTACCATGTTACCATGATCTTCAATCAGCATACATTTTATCCCATAAATCGTAATTAGCTTTTTTCTTTTCATAAGCTAATGTTACATTATCACGATTTAATTTCCAATCATCAGCAAGTAACTGCATCATAGCTATTAGCTGACCCATCTCTTCTTCAAGATGAGCAGCATTAGTTATGTTTGTTACAGGTGATTCATGGTTAATACCAAATCTTAATGCCTTTGAAATAGCCTGTATTACTTCAGCGCATTCTTCCTGAGTAATACGTGCTATTAAATTATTCTTCAATGACATTGAAATCTACCACGCTATATTTCTCCTGACTGTTAAGTCCTGGTTCTATCATTTGATCAACAGCCATGTATGCCATGTCTTGCTCCAATTCACCATCGAACTCGATGACGACTGTTACGATTGTCTTTTTCATTTGGGTTCCTATTAGGGGACAACTGCGGTTTAAGGTTGAAATTCTTCAGCATCAATGTAACTATAGCTACTTAATGTTCTGATAACTTCTCCGGGTAATTCATATACACCATCATAGTCAATTAAGAACATACATTCATCAAACCACAAACCACCACCACAGTTATCACCTAATAGTTTGTGTTCAAAGTAACCATATTTCTCATCTAAATCAATCCAGATTTGAAAGTTACGAGTATTAATTATTTGATTGAAGTTATAAGACATTAGTCTTTCCTTAGATTATTACTCAAATTATAGTACATATGTGACTTACTTGATCTTAATTGTAACAATAACATTGTTTCTAGTTCAAGCATTTCTTGATCAGACCCATATGCAAGGATAGTTCTTACGAACCGTGATGGACAATCGTTGTATTCTTCAAGCATCTGTTCAGAACTGCAGATATATCCATCATCTGCTGTTCCTTTGTGCTTTCCGACATATTTTCTATCTGTGTCTTTATTGATCCAAAGATACACAAATGACTCACCGCTTGCGCTATAAGCGTCAGATTCACTGGACACATCTCCATCGGATACCCCATTGATATAGTCTTGCCAGATTTCTTTTACATAAGCTACCATAGGTTTACCCTTAGGTGCTCGCCATAGTACTACGAATGATGCAGAGCCTTCATTAGCGCATAGGTATTCGTATACCCATTTGTTATGTAGACCTGAATACTCGATACCTTCAATAAGTATTTTGATCATTGACTTACCTGAATCAGAAGTATACGCATCTACTTCATCAACAATACATTCATATATGTCAAAGTATTTGTCAGTACCTGCAACAAAACGTTTAACTGTTTTTATCAAATTCATTTAATTCTTTAAAGAGTTGATTTAGTTTCCATTGAATAGCTTCATGCCAAATACCTAATGAATCCATTATAGATACGTGTTCACTTGAGTAATCAATATCCTCACCTAAATGATATCGTCTTACAAAATCAGTTACAAGATTTTCTGGTAGATGACCTACATGATTAAGATAGGCTTCTACAAAGGCTTTTTGTTGATCTTCATTCATTTTGCTAACATATATAAACCCACGTTACCGAGGGCATATCCAAAGTAAGTTATTGCCATACCAGTATTACCCCTATATAACTGTTCAAGTGATATATAGAGGTATACTACTCCAATAGTTGCTATTAACCAACCTGACATCTATCTGCCTCAACTTTGCAGATTGTATTAATAAGTGCTACAAACGCAGTGATAATTGCTGGCTTATCTTTGTTACTGCAATTGTTAGCAACATTCATTGCGTACTCTAATGCTTCATCTACTGTATTAAACGTTATAAATAAATCACTCTTGTGTTTGATTAGCTCGTTCATCTTGTTCTTTCAATGTGTCTTTAAGGATATTAACAAACGCATATTCAAGTAGCATTTTATGTTCTTCAGGGCTGTAATCAAATTCAACAGTTACGCTACCATCTTCATGTTCTTTAATTGTATTTACTTTCATTTGTATAACCCTTTATTATGAGGATATTCATTAATTTCATAAATAGAATAATAGTCATGTACTCTTTTGATAGACTTTAAAAACCTTTTAATTTTCATGCGGTCTACTTCTTCATTGATATCAAACATTCTTTGATGAACTTTACTATCGTATTGTTCTTTAATTGAAATATACACACGTTTTAATTCACTTGAAATTAATCCTGCTAGTACGTCACTATCAATTTCTAGGTTCATAATACAACGCCTTCCTTTTTGTATTTAATAAGAGCAGTTAAATACCATAAAGCCTTTTCAAGCTCTTGGACTTCATCATCTTTATTACCACATCGCATTAAGTATTTATATACTTGACCGAATAAGTGGGCTTCAACACCTGACTTATTTGCAAGCATATCAACCATAAGTTCCATGTATTGCTTACCTGCAGCTACGTTCTTGTAGTGCTTAGGGTTAATAATATCATTTATTTTTGATTCAGTAAAGAATTCTTTACTTAGAGTATATTCTTCATGTTCATCAATTTCTTTGTTATATGCTTTTGCGAATGCATCAGGCCATAATGTTTTTACAGCCATTTGATCATAGAAGTCTTTGTTACGTTCTTTATTTTGCTCTTCTAGTTTGCTTAATACACTTTTACCCCATAGTTGGTTATCATCATCAATGTTCATATTATTCTTTTATTGGTTTATAGATTGTGTTTAGGGTTTCAAAGCTACCATCATCAAACTTATATTGTATTAATGATGTTCTTACGAAGTCTTTACCTAAGCGTGGATGGTTAGTTACATATATACGAGCTACTTCACCTGATAATAGTTGATCACCTTCAAAGTATTCTACTTCATAGAAGTCAGCTTCACCTGCAAAGTTTACGATTGGTTTAGTAGTAGACATCACCGTTCTCCACAATTTTACTATCTTCATATGGTGCAGCAATTCTACGATAGAATTCTAATTTAGCACTTTCGAGAGCACCTACAATATCATTTACACTTTGGTAACATGGGTTTGCAAGGTAGTAATCACGAATAAATGTTGTGATTAGAAAGTTTAATTCACCTGCTGTATGTGGTTCGTATGACAGCATGTGGGCTGATTGTTGAGCTTCTTCTGTGATATATGGCATTAGAATGGTAACCTTTGTACTAACATTTTTGGTTTGGTGGTTAAGATCATGCTTATGATGTATAAGCTAAAACCTACGATTGCAACATAGAAAGCTGAGAAGAAATAGTTCCAGCATATAGCAATCCATGTTATGAATAGAATTATATTTAATATGTTTTTCATATGAAATATTCCTTCACAGCTTCAATAGCATCTTCAAGATTGTGATGAATTTCAGTAGCATATTGTGTTACGAATGGATGTTTGAATTGATCTTTATCCATTAGAACAATAATGATTTTATTTTTAGTATGAGCATGAGCAACTTCACACACAGTACCCCACTTTTTACCGGGCAAACTATCTGATAAGTTAGCGAGTATAACTGTACTGTAGGCGATATCTTGTAAATCACTTTTCCAGATTCTTCGTGCAGCATTTTCATGGGTTAAGTAGTCACTACTATCAACAAAGGATGCTCTACGGGTTGGGTCAAGGGTATCAATACCGAAGTTTTCTAATTCGAATGAAGCTTTTAATCGCCATGCAAGGGCTTGTTCTCTGGATACACCTTCGATTGGGCCAGCTAAATACACATGTTCTTTATGTCTTAACATTACAGTTCCTGTAGGATTGTTAATTTGTTTGCTGTATACCAGAGACCGCCTTGGTGTTCTGGCTTGATATGCTTTTTAAAATCTTCTATGAGTACTACACACCATACACGTTCTTTGAGTGACAAGTGTGGTGCTTTAGGTTCTGCACAACAATGCCATCCTGGTCTATAAGCATAGCCTTTAGTAGGATGATCTTCAGCATCATAGGTTGTGTTGATAACAAGTTTTTGTTTACGATTAATAAACAGTGGTCCGTAAGTACCGTCTTTACGTTTACGGAACAGCTTGTACGCTAGTATCTTCATAAGGTGTTACCTCAGTCCATGCAGCAAAATGATACACATCACCCCTAGCGTCAGTTACGTAGGAGTACATTCCATCAAGGTTACGTAGTTTGTAGATTACATCTGGGATTCCTTTAGGTGAGCTTACTGGGATATCAGGGATTTCATTTAGGGTGAATAGGGAATGTCTAGCGAGTTCGTAGAGTTTCATGAGTTTTTCTCTTTGAGTTTGGCTTCTGCCCACCATACGGCAGACTGAAAAGCTTGTTCTGTTACCCAACTTTGCTGGATACCTTTTTTTATTTCTTTATCCGTCAGCCCTATCCATGTGCGTTGTTTAATGGCTTCAGCGGCTATTAGTTCGGCAAAGCGTTCAAGGTGTCTGTATTGGCTAAACTCAAAGGTGATTTCGTCATCGTTAACACCTGCTTGCCTAGCCATTTCAATGATTTCATCTTGTGTCATGACTGGTAAGGACGATTAGTGTATAGATTACATTTTTGGTTAGAACACTTTTTAACTTCTTCAATAGAACCACCGACACAATCAACACAGAAAGCTTTAATAGCCATTAAAGGTGTAACTTTACGATTAGCTTTCTTTTCAATTTCTTTAAGATTCCATTTTTCAAGGGCTTTACCGCCTTTTTTAATAGCATTAGAACGTTCTTTACGCCATTTAGCTAAGGCTGCAGTACCTTTAGCACGCATTTCAGGAGTTAAGTGAGCGCCTTTTTTGTTTGGAGTTTGTTCAGTAGTCATTGTATGATTCCATTGTTTCTTTGAAGTGAGCTTTACAAGCACGATAGATATTGCTGTGGTCTTTTAGAGTTAAGTCATCTGTAATTTCGATAGGATTACCATCAGTTGTATTTAACCAGACAGAGTAACCATAGTAGTCATCCATTAAACCGTTTTCAGGTTCAGCAGGTTCTACATAGTATTCAACTATTACTTCTTCTACATTTTTATAGTTATCAAAGTCAAAGTTTTCTAAGACATCTGTTTCAAATTCATGTGTTTCGTACATTATTGTAACACCTGTAAAATCATATTGATAGCTTGGACGAGCATCATTTGTTCTTGAGGATGAAGTTCATTCCAAGGACGAGAAGGATTAGGCCATTTTTTACGGATAGCTTCATAGAAGTCAACTACGTCATTTCCCATTTTTTACATAACTCCTTAGTGTTTGTTTTCAATTTCTTTTTATTACAGACTTTTTGTTTAGACTTAAGCACAGCTTTTTGATGAAGAGTTAGTTCTTTAACAGGTGGATTCCATGATATTAAGCTTAACATCAAACAGAATACACCTGTTATTAGTAGTTTACTTTTGTTTGGAGAGTAAGTGTTCACGAGCAGCAGTTAAGAATTCAATGAATTCTGTGATATCTTCTGGGTTAAAGAAGTAACCATCAATAGTTAATTTGATATCAAATTCACTAATTACATAATCAACACGAGCACAACTTTCAAACATTAAGCTATCTCTTGTTCTTACGCTTTTTGTGTTCTTTTCTTCATCAACAATTATGTATTTCATTTGAGTTCCTTTAAGATTGCTTGCACATTACGGATTTTACGATCAATTTTTCTTAGCTCGTTTTTATAAATATTCATTGTTACAAAGTTTTTATAGCTCCAACTCCATACTTTTGAATCTCCTGTTTCGGTTGTTGTGAATTTAGGTTCATTTGGATTAGATTCTTTCCAACATTTAGCTATCCATTGTTTGTAATCTTTTTTGTTTAATTGTAGGATTTTATATTTAAGCACCATTTCTTTACGAATTAATGCTTTTTGAGATTCATTCAGGTACATCAGAGAGCCTCAATCATAGCTAGTACATCAGCAGCATCTTCAGCTAAGTATAGTTTATCTTCGATAGCAACACGTTGTTCATCGATTTCTGTACGGAATTTAGTCATTAGTAATTGATTACGATTATATTCATCCATGAAACCTACATTATTTTCAATTAATTCACGAACACCATTAGCAAAGTAGTAACCATTTTCAAATTTCTTTTCGAAGGTTTCAAAAGACATTACTTCACCTGAGTATAGTGCGTTATACACTTTCTTAGCATCATATCGAGGGTCTTTTACTTCAGGAATACTGTCTTGCAGGTTTCTTAGCTTTTCACTTAGTTTGTCATTAGCACGTTTAACAGCGTATTTGATTTGATCTTTGTTTAGTTTAGCCATGATATTACCTTTAGAATGAACGAATAAAAACCCCCAAGAAGGATTTCTTGAGGGTTAACTTACATTAGTCAGTTATGACTAACTGATATTTAGAATGGTGAATCTTCTGTTGTTACATCAACATCAGACTCAGTTGCTTCAAAGTCAACAAAGTTATCTGACTTAGGAACATACTTGATTAATGTAGTTACTTGTACAGCAGTGAGCATATTTGAGATACCTGACTTAGTAACTTTACCACTTGGACCTTTGATTTCATATGGCTTTTGCATAACCATAACATTACCGATAGAACCATTACCGATTTGTTTAGAATCAATAGGATTCTTAGCTGAGTCTACAACACGTACTTTGGCAGCATCTGTACCATCAGCCTTGAGAGCTTTTTTTTTGAGGTTCAGAGCAATCTTACCACCTTCAATAGCTTTTACTTTACCAAATGCAGATAATTCTTTCTCACGTTTCTTGGGAGCCTGAATTTGGATTTCGTACTGGAGTGTACCGAATGGATCGACTGGCTTGTCGAGTTTAACCCAGTGTAATTCTACGTCTTTGATGATTACGTTAGTTGCGTCATTAGTTGCTACAGCCATGATAATTCCTTTTTGGATTGAAAATTGCGAGATATTGCGAGAAGACCCCTAATAGAAAATATTTTCATTAGAGGAGAGAGTTATGCCTAAGAGTATACACCCTAATTCTTTAGCTAATTTGAAATTAATTACATCTGAGACAGCTCGTGAAGCACAAAAGAAATCATCTGCAGCTCAGAAACTTAATGGCGAAATGGCTAAGGAATTTAAAACATCAGCTAAAGCTTTTCAAAAAGCCCTAGCTGATTTACCTCATTTATCTTCACTTGATGTGCTTAGAATGGCAATGCACAAAGCACTACAAGAAGATAACTTTGAGGATGCAGCAAGATACGCTAACATGATAGCAGAGTATGAGAATCCTAAGCTAGCTCGGATTGAACAGACTAATACTAACAAGACAGTGGATCTTACTGATGAAGAACTTAAAAAGATTATATCTGAAGAAGGTCTTCAAGGATAGTAATAGAGAGAATAGTATTTAAGGATATATCCTTATTTATTATTCTCTTTTTTATTTATCCTTTATTAATAATATCTTAAAGGATGTCCCTATTAGGGGACAACTAAAGTCACTTTTGTGTGAGTACGTAAGTGAATCGAGATGGGTTGACAAGATCATAGAAGTCACAATCTTCGATTTCAACACCTGACTCTTGATCATGAAGAGCTTCAAAAGCTTCTTCAATAGACTCACCGATACCAACTAAAGAAAAGTCATCACGTAGAATTGCTAAGAACATACTAACTCCATTCGATTTGTTTAAGATTGATTGAATTGATAGCTGACATACACACAGCACAAGGCTTAGCATACATAAGTCTACCTTCTTTATTAGTCCTTATAACTTGCATCCGATATGCTTTAGTTAGGTCAGGACATCTCACGATAGCCGCTATTTCGGCATGTAAAAAGATTCTTTCAGGCATACCTTGCTTTTTAGCATGATGAGCCTGTAAAGGATGAGTCTTGCTGTAACTATTTTTACCTATACTTAGAATCTTACCTTTCTTATTGTATATGATCGCTGTCAGGTTTTGTTCCATTGGATACCTTTTTAACTGCTAATAGTTTTCCTTGTAAAAAATGTTTTTGTATGCCAGTTTCAGGATCATAGACTATAGAGATATCATCCCTGACTTTTTGTTTCACTCTTTTTATTAAATCCTGATAGATTTCGTGAGCGTTGAATGCCATTAATAGACTCCTTTTGCGTGATAAGTTCATTGTATTCTTTAGCTTTCTGCTTGTAGTGCTCACTTAACTTTTCTAAGTCTTTGTTATTTAGGTATTTGTTTATTAGTAGTATCATAATGATAAAGCTTATAAACATACCGAAGGTCATTACAAACACTGTTACTATGACTTCATTCATTTACTTTCTTTCGTCATGATCATAGTGTTGATATCAAAGTAGAGTGTTTCAAGATAATCTTCTGCTGTTGTAGCATATCTTTCAAGTGTCTCAGCTAGGTTGTTAGTGAATGTTCGACCTTCACCTTGACCGCCAATCATAGTACATAGCTCATGTAGAATGTCTAATTGTACTTGATTGAGGTGAAGTGTATAGGTTACTTCTGCTTTCTTTGTTAACAAGATAGCTTGTTCTGGATCTCTGTTTAAGTTCATAATTGTCTTTCGATTATGTCAGCAAGTTGTTGGAAAGTAAAGTTATGGTCATCATTGAGTTGAGACAACATCATTACTTCTGGGTTTCTTATACCATCTTCATCTTTTTCTTCATCAAACACTTCAACTTTGGGATTTTCACTCATAAGACCAGCCCATCGCATTACTGGATAAGGTAGTTCAGAGTCTTCAGACATAGATTCACCATAGTTATCTGGATCATCATAGTAGATAGCTTCACCATTACTATCAATGGGATATTGTATATCACCCCATACTACACCTTCTGCTTTAGCTTTGACAGCTAAGTCACACAGAACACCTAGACAGCAGAATGTATTTTTGGTTGGTTTTAACAATAGCTTACCTTGTTGATACTCACCTGACCTTAAGGCATCAACCCATAAGGCTTTAATCTCAGGATTCATTTTGTTAGTTGTTTTCATACATTACCTTTCTTTTTGATTAGAATAGCTTCATCGATCTGGATACACACTGACTTGAATCGTCTTACAACTGGGTCTATAATGAAACGCTCTCCTTGTTTATTAATTACACTTACACACTCAGTTTCTGTAGATACTGACTCTAATGGAATAAAGTCACATTCTCCTGAGACTGTACACACGAAAAAGATTGGAAGGAATATCATGCGAAGTCCTCCAAACCACTGATGTCTGGAGCATGGATTTCTACAGGTATGTTGTTGATGTACTTGACTAATACATCACCGATAGCCATGAACTGAGGATGTACAGTTACTACACCTTTGAGCTTATCAAAACGATGTTCATTGGCATCACAGAATAAGGTGAATCTTTGGAAGTGGATCATTTCGGGTTCAGGTCGGATACGGTATTCGGCATTGTCATCCCACATGGGTTGATTCGTGTGCGTCCAGTTGGGATTAGTCTTTGTTCGGAATTCAATCTTAGCACCATTAGCCCATGCAATGATAATTTCAGCATGTTTGTGTTTATTCATTAGGTTACTCCGTCAATGAATGTTTCAGAATAGTTAACGATTATGTCGTCTTGGAACGTAAGCTTGATTGAGCCTATGAGCTTGTATGCGGGATGTACTTTGCCTACTCCTCTTTCTTCGAATGCTAAAGCTAGTTCTTCTACACTGTTAATGTAGAGGTTGTGGGTGACGTCTCGGATGACTGGCATTGGTTTGACTCTGTATTGCATATCTGTCCACCACATAGGTGTATTTGCATTTATCCATTTATTTCCTTCAGACAAGAATTCAATTTCAGCGCCCTTAGCCCATGCTACGATGGTGTCATGATGGATGTGTTTTCTCATGTTGTTTCCTTGGCTTTTACTTAGGCGATCTCTTTCGAGTGTTTCTTTTTTGTTACCTGTACTCATGTTGTTTCCTTGTTAGCTATCACTATCAGACCCCCACACACAAAACTCCCCACAGTTTACCTCTCGCAGTGTCATTGCAGTAGATATCTGTGGGATGAGTCTTGTGGTAGGTACTCAGGTTGGTCCAGAATGTACCCTTCTTGGTGTTATTCTGGCTTACCTATGGCTTCCCCTATCCAATACAGCCTGAGCCTTAACCTAAGGACTCTTGCTCTATTGATTACTTCTAGGAATTCTTCAGGAGGAAGGCTATGTAGGATACTTAATGGCATGGTAGTCATTAGAGGATCTCTACTTTCTGGTCATAGATGCTTGTGACTTCTACAACTGTTCCTTCAAGGTCAGCTACAGAGACTGCATACTCAAGAGCTTCCTTGGTAGGTGCTGTTAGGTATGCTGTCCTCTTCCCTTCTGTGTCTACACTGTAGATAAGGCTACAGCCTAGTTCCTGAGCTGATTCCTTAAGTAGATCCCATGGTTGTTCATTGGGATAGTTTTGGGTTGTGATACCGAACATTTCTGGACGGTGGGATTGTAGTAGTATGAACATGTGATTCTCCTTTGAGTTATGTTCTTTCCTTGGAGAGGATTCTCCCCAAAGACATCCCATGAGGAATGTCTTCAGGTAGAGTACCTACTTATGCTTCAACAACTTCATTGAACCATACATTACCATCCCAGCCTTGAGTAACACCGAAGTGTACTTTCTTACCTACAAGGTTACGAGCAATCTTATACTCTCTACGAGCATGTTCTACATCACGAGTGATGGACATCTTACGGATGATCTGTTGATCATCGATTGCATACCAGTAACGGTTCTCTTTGTCTACAAAGACTGCTACCAATGTAGTAGCTGTAGCTGTGTAGGCTGTAGTTGTAAGATCGCCTTTGATAGCGAACGCTGGTTTGATTGCTTGAGCTTCCATGATGTTTCCTTTTCAGATTGATGATAACTATCCTTGGTACTTACCCCAAGAGGTCTCACTTATACTCGTGAAGAGTGTTGATTAGTACGTTACTACCTCATAGTACTCAGGAGAGTACTCATTGAGGATCTTGATTGATGTTGTCTTGCACATCAATACCTTGGTGAGTCTATGGTAGACGTAATACATTACAGTACTCCTTTGTTGTGTTTGTCTTCAATATGAGCTAACAGGTCTGTGATCTGCATACCAGCAAGGAAGCCAGATGCTATCAATACAAAGACAGGTATTAAACCACCATGTCCTTCTAAGTAGATCTGATCGATACCCCATACGGCAGCATGAGACCATAACAATGCGGTGAGAACGTTAAAAATTGTGTACATGTGAATCTCCTTTGAGTTATGTACTAACAAGAGCAAGATCGCTCTCCACAGGGCATAACCCTGTAGGCAGAGATCTTAAGAGAAAACAAACGGAATCCCTACACTCAAGCAAATCTCAACAATTGCTTGTGTAGACGAGCGAGAGAACGATACACGCCCCTCAAACAAGTCACCAACAGCGGTGTGGTAGTTACGAATTACCGTAACAACGTCTTCACCGCTTTCGGTCTTATCAACCGACAGACCAGCCAAATGCGGCACAGCATCAACCAAGTCCAACAAGCCAACGCTTACATACATTCCCATGACAAACTCCTTTAAACAGAGCAAGATCGCTCTCCATTGGGTTGTTACACCCAATAGGCAGAGATCTTAGTGCTTAACAAACAATGATGCCCACATCTCAGAGACAGTGAGGATTTCACCGTGGTGATGAGAAGGATTGACACCACCCCACAGAGGGAAGACACCACGAGAGTCAACACGGCAAGCAGCACCGCAGAACAAACCCTCATAGCGGTTGAACAAAGGAACTTTACCCTGCACACACAGCAACAAGGCAAGAGGAACACGAACAAACAAAGAAGGAAAAGAAACAGAGACCATGACAAATTCCAACCCCAGAGACCCCGAGGAGCGGGACGAGCAAGACGCTCTCGGAAAGCCCCGAACGGAGCCAACCGAGAAAGCCCTCAAGACTTACGAGTAGCCAACAAGAACAAATCAACTGTAGACATGTCACTGTACCACTGAGCACTACCCCAAGCATTAAGCAAGTGACCGCAACCAGTCGAGAAGGACAAACCAAAACCACGGCGAAGACAAACGAACAAGAAGATAGAACGCATAATGAACTCCAAGACAGCGCAGACAAAGGAAGCCGACAGCACCAGCGCCACAGCGCAGCCGACAGGGAGAGGAGAGCAGCACGACCCGACCACGAGCAGCAGCACCCCACACGAGACGAGGGGGAGCAGCAACACAGGAGGGGGAGAACAACAAACCCCTGATTCTTTTTCACACACAAAGAGATAAGGGGCTATAGAAAAAATACAAAGAGACGTCCCCTAATAGAGAAACTATTACCAAAGTATATGTCAACAACTTCAAACACCCGCAAGCTAGAGGCTCTAAGGGAACTAAAGCGTAGAGAAAAACTCGCAGAATACCAAGACAATTTTGAATTATTTGCGAAAGAGCAAATTAAGATTCTACCCAAAGACACCCGCTTAGGATTCCAACCTTTTCTTTTTAATGAAGCTCAGAAGATAGCGAATGATGCTATCGAAAGACAATTAAAAGAAACAGGAAAAGTCAGAGCAATTATTTTGAAAGCCCGACAAATGGGCCTTTCTACACTGTCTACTGGTAGAGTATTCTGGAAGTCTTATTTCAATGCTTACAACAAGTCTGTTGTTATGGCTCATGATTCAGCTACCTCAGACGCTCTCTTTACTATGTCTCGGAATATTATTTCTAATATGCCGGATCAATTTACTCCAGTATTAAAGAAGTCTAATGCTAAAGAGATTATGTTTGAACATAATGAATCTGGTTATAGGCTGTATACCGCAGGATCTCCTGAGGCGGGTAGGGGTATTACTCCTACGATTGCGCACCTTTCAGAAGTAGCTTTCTGGTTACATGATGAAAAAATTTTAGCGGGTTTATTTCAGGGTATTTCACAGGCTGACGGTACTGAAGTTATTCTTGAGAGTACGGCTAATGGTGTAGGTAACTCTTTTCACAGGTTATGGGTAGATGCTGTAGCAGGTAAAAATGAATATGTACCTATATTCGTACCATGGTTCCTTATGTCTGAATACCGTAGGAAAGCTCCTGATGAGTTTGAGAAGACAGATGAGGAAGAGATATTAGTCACTAGGTATAACCTAGATGATGATCAGTTATACTGGAGGAGACTCAAGATAGCTGAGAGTGGTACTGATAAGTTTAAACAAGAGTATCCTTCTACACCTGAAGAAGCCTTTATTGTATCAGGCTCTAATGTATTTAATATTGAGAAGTTAGCTAAGTTAATTCCTCAACCTATATTAGCTCAGAGAGAATTTAACTTTGAGAGTATGATGATGGAAGATACCCGGCAGGGTTCCATTGAGATATTTAAGTATCCTTCTTTTGATCAATCATTTGCTATTGCTGCTGATGTATCATTAGGGGTAGGTAAAGATTATTCTTCTGCAGTAGTAATGAATGCAGAAAGACAGGTATGTGCCGTATATAGAAACAATATGATTGATCCAAGTAAGTTTGGAGATCTATTGTTTTATCTAGGTAGGTATTACAATAATGCTCTTATGGCGGTGGAGTCTAATAGTATGGGTATTGCTACCCTGAATAGACTAGCCCAGATGGGGTATGTTAATATGTATTACCAGACTAAGATGGCTAATGTGTCTAAGGAAGAAGGTTTAAGAATGGGGTGGAGAACTACCACATCTTCTAAACCAGCTATCATTGGATTCTTAAAGAATGCTATTGAACAAGAGGAAATATGGATACCTTCAAGGACTATCATTGGGGAGTTAATGAATTATGTGGCTGATGACAACGGCAGGACAAATGCTATTGTTGGTCACAATGATGATACCGTTATCGCTCTGGCTATTGCTCTGGAAGTAATAAGGACACATGGAGATAGATTAACAACGACTAATGTTCCCTTCACACAGAAGATGGGGAGCTTTCAGCAAATAGAAACAACATGGTTATAAGGAATTAAATATGTCAGCATTAACATTAGGCAATACTTTTGTAAGTAAGCCAAACTCACAGGTTAATTTAATAAGTACTGGTTTACCAGTTATTATCCCCTCAAGTGGTACAGTAGCTACTAACGGTACTATTACTCTCACTACTGCGTTACCTACTATATACAGTGATTCATTCATTTACTTACCTGCTGGTGCAGTTGTAGGTGGCGCTGCAGGTTTATATTATGCAGAATTCTCTAGTACTACTGTAGGTCAAGTATATACTAACCCACGTTCAGCAGTTTCTGTTGACTTTGTTCCTGATGCCGATGCTGCAGACTTACATACTACATTAGCTGTAGGATCTAATTCAGCTTATACTCAAACTACTGCGGCTGATTTAGCTGTTACAAGGGAAAGTATTCCCGGTGGTTTAATGGGTACTACAGGTCAAGTATTAATTAAGTGTTTAATTTCTACACCTACTAATGCTAATAACAAAACACCTAAGATTTTATTTGGTTCTACTGCTATTCATACTTCAGTTATCACAACTAGCTTAACAAATAATATTGATAAAGAATTAACTAATAGAGGTGTTACTAATAAACAAGTTGGCAATCCATTAGCTTCGTCTGGTCATGGAGCCTCAGCTTCTGCTGCAGTATATGCTACAGAAGAAACTAAAGTTGATGTTCCTCTTAAATTTACTGGTCAATTAGCTGTAGCTACTGACTATATGGTATTTGAATATATCAATGTAGTAGTTGTTGGTAGTTAATTAAAGAAAGTTACCTATGAATGAAGATGTACCTCAATTAGTAGGTGGCCCCCTTAGTGAACCCCTAGATGATTCTTATTATCAAAAAAGATTTAACACTGTGTTAAACCCTACTGAAGAATTAAAATTTCAAGAGTGGGCTAAAAAAAATGGTAAAGAGAATGACACTATTGACTATGATCTTAGGGGCTTTTATAAGAATAAAGAGAAACTAGGTGAGAATGGTCATGGTACTGACCTATATAAAAAGCCTAATCACCCCACTTTTAGTGATCAATCTATGTATCACAAAACACCTGCCCCATGGGGAGGTAAATATGAAGGTGGTTCTTGGGCTAAAGAAGGTAAGAGAGATGTGTATACTCCATCATCAACCATGTTGAAATATACTCATTCATTGAATGATTTAAGAAACTATATGTCTGAAAATGAACCTGATGTTAAACTTAATATGGATAAAAGATAATGGAAAAAGATTCTCGATTAACTAGGGCTGGTGTATCTGGTTTTAATAAACCTAAAAGAACACCCGGTCATCCTACTAAGAGTCATATTGTAGTAGCTAAGAGTGGTGACACTGTTAAGACTATTCGTTTTGGTGAACAAGGTACTCAGGGTTCCCCTAAGAAGGAAGGTGAGTCTGAATCAGATAGAAAACGTAGAGAAGCTTTTAAAGCTAGACATGCGGAGAATATCTCTAAAGGACCCCTATCAGCGGCATACTGGGCTAACAAAGTTAAATGGTGAAAGAATATGGCTATTGATTTAAACCTACGTGGTAAAGAAAAAGAACAATTAAAGGCATTGATTAAACCTCAACAGCCTAATAAGTTAGTATACCCTAAACAAGATGGTAAGCTAAAAGAAGCTGATGGTCAATACTTGGCTATCAGAGGGCAGAATAAATAAATTATCCCTTGTGTCTATTCTCGTTTGTGAAGGTGTACGAGAGGATATATAACACTGACCATAACATTTAAGGAATATTATGTCAACAAAGATTATTGCTAAAAAAGGTGGAACTACCACTCTAACATGTACAAAGAAAAACAGCACCACTGGAGATGCTGAGAGTGTAAGTGCTATCACCATTACAGCTGCTTTGCGTAATGACTCCTTTACTACACTAGAAATGCTTACTGTTACTAAACAGGCAGAGACTGGTGTATTCACAATACAATTAAACCCAGAGAATATTGCGGGATTATCCCCTACTACTTTGTATATTTACATTAAATATGACTATGGTACTGCTGCCGATATACTAGATCCAATTCCTGTTATCATTGTAGAAACAGGGGATTAATATGTCATATAATACCATTATACAGGTACTTAATACAAGCGTAACAGAAGTATCAGTTGATGATGTCACTAATACTTCTTTGTATGCACCATCCCCATACTATACTGAATTAGCTACTGGTGCTATTGGTTTACCCGGTCCACAAGGACCACAAGGTAATCAAGGTATTCAAGGTGTTCAAGGTGAGCAAGGTGAACAAGGTATACAAGGTGAGCAGGGCGATGCTGCCACTATTAATGTAGGTACAACCACTACAGGTGCTGCGGGTAGTTCAGCCAGTGTAAATAACTCAGGATCAACATCTGCTGCAGTATTTAACTTTACTATTCCTCGTGGTGATACAGGGGCTACAGGTCCCGGAGTAGCTACAGGTGGAACTGTTAATCAGGTATTAGCTAAAGCAAGCAGTACTAACTATGATACACAATGGGTAACTGCAGGTACTGGTACAGTAACATCAGTTGCAGCTACAGCAGGTACAGGTATTAGTATTACTGGTAGCCCTATTACAACAAGCGGCACATTGAATATTACTAACAGTGCTCCTGATCAGACAGTTGTGTTAACATCTGGAACAGGTATTAGCGCATCAGGTACATACCCTAACTTTACTATTACAAATAGTGCTCCTGATCAGACGGTAGCTTTAACAGCTAGCACAGGTATATCTACAAGTGGAACATACCCTAACTTTACTATTACTAATACAGCACCTGATAAAACAGTAGCACTAACTAGTGGTACAGGCATTAGTACTAGTGGAACATATCCTAACTTTACTATTACAAATAGTGCTCCTGACCAAACAGTTGCTTTAACTGCTGGTACTGGGATTAGTACATCAGGTACATACCCTAACTTTACTGTTACCAATAGTGCTCCTGATCAAACAGTAGCTTTAACTGGTGCTGGCACAACTAGTGTTACAGGTACATATCCTAACTTTACTATTACTTCTAATGATACCTATGTAGGTACTGTTACTAGTGTTGGTATGACAGTTCCTACTGGGTTAGCTATATCAGGTTCACCAGTTACAAGTAGTGGTACTCTAGCGGTTAGCTATGCTTCAGGTTACTCAATACCTACAACAGCTAGCCAAGCTAATTGGGACACTTCTTATACCGATAGGTTTAAATGGGATGGTGGAGCTACTGGATTAGTAGCAGCTACTGGTAGAACATCTCTTGGTGTTACCGCCACTGGATCAGATACAACATACAATTATAGGGCTAATAACCTTAGTGATGTAGCTAACGTTGCTGCAGCACAAGCAAACTTACAAGTAGACCCAGCGGGAACAGCAGTTGCCTTAGCAATTGCATTAGGTTAAAAAGAAATGGTCATTGTTGGCCTTGAATGAATGATTGAATAACCAAGAAAGGTTAACAATGGATAATACATTAACTCCTATACACTTTACAGACAGGTATAAGGAGCCAGTAGGTGATAATGAACTATTAGCAATGATTGAACAGGGTGTAATGAACTCTGTTGGTGACTTCTTAAACAGTTCTGACCTAGCTCGTGAAAGACAAAAGGCTACATACGAATATGGTATGATGCCTCAATACCATTTAACCCCACAAGGTGTGTCTCAAATTGTATCTTCTGATACTGTAGAGGCTATCGAGGGTTATACAGCTATTATTGCTGAACTTATGTTTAACAATAACAAATTAGCTAGGTTTCTTCCAGCAGGACAAACCCCTACTGACTACCATCATGCAAAAGTGGCTTCAGACCTAGTAAATTACGCTATTTTTAAGCAAAATCCTGGGTGGGAAATCCTAAATACGTGGGTTAAATCTGCTTTATTATGGAAAAATAGTATTGTAAGATGGGAATTTATTGAGGATTATGACTATAGTTTTGAAGAATATGAGTCAATTCCCCAAGAAAACCTTGATTTAATCTTAGCTGATGCGGATATCGAGGTAATAGGTAACTTAGACTACGAACAAGAAACCGGATTTGATGATGAAGGTAATACTACCATGACGGTAGTGTATAAGAATGTTCGATTAAAGCGTAAAACAAATAAAACAAGAATCCTAATTAAGAATGTACATCCAGAATGTTTCCGTATCACTCGTGACGGTGACAGCCTTGACGATAAAGCATTCGTAGGTATTCAAATTGATATGACCCGATCAGAGGTCAGAAAGTTTTTCCCTGATATAGCAGAGAACATCGACTGGGACGCAATTGGTGATGGGTCATATGATTGGGCCACCAAGTACACCGAAGAGCAAGCAGCTCGTAAGCGTTTAGTTGGCGAAGAGTACTGGCTAGGGGGAAATTCAAGGGAACTATTCCCTTCAGAAGCTAACAGACAGATTACTGTTATCGAGTGTTGGTTAAGAGTAGACAGAGATGGTGATGGCATTGCTGAGTTAAAACACTTTATTATTGCTGGATCTACAATTCTTCTTGAAGAAGATTGTGATATGATTCCATTAGCAGTACTATGCCCATTTGAAGTACCACACGAATTCTTCGGACTCAGTGTTGCAGATATGGTACGCCCATCTACGTTAGCAACCACAGCTATTATGCGTGGATTCATTGAAAACGTTTACTTAACTAACTATGCACCTAAATTAGCTGATCCTAATGTAGTAGACTTTAGTGCGCTTCAGAATATGAAGCCAAAACAAATTATTGCTACTAACGGAAACCCAATGACAGCTGTGTCTTCATTGACACCTGATACTATTAGTCCCGGAACAGTTCCTATTTTAGAACTATTACAAGTTCATAAGGAACAGGCTACTGGTTTAGGTAAAGCTGCTCAAGGTTTGAATGATACGTTGTATGTATCAGGAAACAGTGAAGAGAAGATGCAGAAAGCTATGTCTGCAGCACAAGTACGTATTCAATTTATGGCACGTAGATTTGCTGAGACAGGATTTAAACGTTTATGTGATGGTATATATCGTACAATGCGAATTAAATTACGTGGTAAAGTAATTAAGTATGCTGATCAAAATGATGTATTTAAATCTGTTGATCCTTCAACATTACCCAGCAATATGCTTATGTATATTGATGCTGATGTAGGTGAAAACAGTAATAGTAACGTTGTTAAGAAGATGTCTATGGTTGGTCAACAACTGTTACCCGCTTTAATTCAAGCTGGTGCAGGTGGTGCTATCAATCCAGAAGCAGCAGTACGCATTGCATGTAAGACACTTGAAGCTATGGATCTTGATCCATTAGATTTCCTTGTTGATTATACAGCACCTGACTTTAAACAGAAAGCAGAAGAATCTAAGAAAGCAGAACAAATAGCTAACGAGAAAATGAAACAACTCGAAGAACAAGCTAAGCGGATTGACCTTGCTCAAAGACAAGCAACAGTTGACTTAACTAACGTTCAAGCTAAGAATGCTTTACAAGATAATACAAAACAACTTATGGTTGCATTAGATAAGTCCTACCAAGAGTGGGGCAAGATTTATATTCAAGCAGCTAAAGAAGGTGTTGATCCACCTAAACAACCTGATATTAAAGCTCTATTAGCTATGGCTAAAGAATTTATTGAATCAACTTCCCATGGGGATGCGTCTAGACCAGCTAATGGTGTAGAGACACCTCAACCTCAAGGACCAGCGGCAGAGATGCCACAACCACAGTAATAGGATATGGATAAATATAAAGATGGGTTTGAAAGAAGAGTCAAACCAAAAATGAACCATGATACTGGTGAGTACAAAATTGAACCTTTCCGGGATGCACAAGTAGCTCTCGGAAAGGCTGAGTTTTCAGTACGTGAAAGAGAACAGTTTTTTGGTGACGCATACGGTGAGATCTTAGCTGATCTCTTTGTTACATGGCTTAAGACAGAGCCTCATTGTTCTAAAGAACGTGAGTTTCTTTATCACACAGCTATGGCATTAGGTTCTGTTAAAGAGAAACTAATTGGTATCGAAATGTACGGTAATAACATTAAATACATGAACAAAATTAAACAAGAATCCCAAGAAGGGGATAAAGAAGAAGGTAACAATGAGTAAATATTCAGGTGCAAAAGAAGTATTAATTCGTTCACGAGAAGAAATTCTACGTGAGTTAGTAAGAGCAGGTGAGAATGGCGGTAGTGGCTTAGCCCAACGTTATGCACCTATTCTAGTCCATCTACAAGAAGCTATTGAGGCTGTTGATCGTATTGATAATCAACCTAAAAAAGAAGCTGGCAAAGAAGACTTTGCTGAAAAGATGGCGGCAGCTAAGGCTGCTAAGAAGGCTGCTGTAGCAGCTTAATGGACACAAAGGTAAATAAATTATGAATCTACAACAACTCTCTACCAATACCCCTGCCTCAAATGTATCGAGTCAGGATTTTGATGACGGAAGTTATAGTGCAGATTTGGAAGCAAAGAGTCTTGATGACATTCTACGTAATTCCCCAGCAGCATTACTGTTGGGTTTGAAAGACAAAAAATCTCTACCAGAAGAAGACTTAAGCGTCCCAAATCCAGATGAATCATCGGAAGAAAAAGAAGCCCAAGAGAACGATGAGAATTCTGACAATGACCTAGATGAAGAGAAAGAATCAGCAGAGGCTGAAGAAGAAAGTAAAGATGAGGATGATACGTCTACCCAAAACTCTGAACTACCTTCTGAAGAAGATATTGATTGGGAATATAAAGTACCTGTAACCGTTGACGGTAAAACAGAGTATGTATCCCTAGAAGAAATCCGTAAGGGTTATTCTACTGACAAACATCTATCTCAAAAGGGGCGTGAACTAGGCGAACTGAAGAAACAGGTCGAACAAGAAAGAAGCGAAAAACTACAAGAAGTAATTCGCTTAGGAACAGTAATCAATCAAGAACTAACTGCGGTTGAAACTAATCTTGCTAAAGAGTATCATAAAGTCAAGTCCGAAATGGATAAAGCTCGTGAGACAGGTGACACATACACTGCTCGTGAACTAAGAGACCAACTTGAAGTGGTGCAAGAGAAGTATTGGAATGCACGGAATAGCCGTGAATCTAAAACAAACGCAGTAATGGAACAACTACAGGTTCAACAACAAGAGTATCAAGCTAATCTACTTAAAGAATACGAAGAGAAAATAACAACTTATATTCCTGACTATTCAGAAAAAGTAGCTACAAGCATTAGAGAGTTTGCCCTTAAAGAAGGCTTACCAGAAGAATTGTTGAATCAAGTATATGATCCAGTTGTAGTTAAATTTATTAATGATTATCGTAAACTAAAAACAGCTAAGGAAACAGGTGAAGTGAAACGTAAAGCAGCCCCATCGGTAAAATCGATACCCTCTAAAAAGGGAACTTCGACATCCCAAAAGGAGCAGCAGAACAACACTAACAACCGTTCTAAAGTTCTTTCTGGTCAAGGATCTAAACAAGACGAATTAGATTTTCTAAAACGTATTTCTTCAGTGAGCAAAAAACTTTGATTTAAATTCTCACTATTAAGGAATAAATAAAATGGCAATTCAAACATTCGCTACAGGCGGCCCTAAGGCTGCTGCACGTAGCTCAAGTGCTACTGGTAACGCAGTAAACGCAGGTGAACGTGAAGACCTAGCAAACTTCATCTCTATGATTTCTAGAGATGAAACTCCCTTCATGTCATCTATTGGTAAAACTAAAGCTACCGCTGTTTTCCACGAATGGCAAACTGACGAGTTAGCTCCTCCTGCATCTACTGCAGTTGCTGAAGGTATCTCATACGCTACTCAAGCTGCTGCTCAAGCAACAGAACCTTATCGTACTCGTTTAGGTAACTACACACAGATTAACAGCAAGTCTGTTACTGTTACTGGTACTAAGCGTGCTGTTGATCAGGCTGGTGTTGCTGATGAATACGCATATCAGCTCAAAAAGCGTGGTACTGAACTACGTCGTGACGTTGAGTTCGACTTAGTTAACAGCTGGAATAGCTCTAACGGTTCTGGTACTCGTACATTTGGTGGTTACCAAGCATGGGTTAACTACACTGCAGCTACTACTACCCCTGCTACAGCACTTAACGTATTAACTACTACTGCTGAATACACTGCTCCTACTAACCCAGGCGGTGGTATTGCTGGTACTTTCACTACTGTTACTGGTGCTGATAAAAACAGTTTAACATTATCACACGTTGATACTGTTATGCAAGGTATTTATGAAAACGGTGGTAAGGCTACTAAGCTAATGCTTTCTCCTGCTAACCGTCGTGTATTCTCTGCTAAGGCACAGTCTGCAGGCTCTAGCTCAAGCAATGCTGGTGATGGTAACGTTAGACGTAACATTGACCAAGATGGTAAACTACGCCAGTCAGTAGAAATCTACATGTCTGACTTCGGTGACATCATGGTTGTTCCTAACTACGTAATGGGTATTTCTAATACTACCGTTTCTGGTTTAAATGATACCGCTAACTTTACTGCGTTCTTATATGATCCAATGTGGTTCAGCTTTGCTTCCTTACGTCCTCTACAAGAGGTTGATTTAGGTCAGTTAGGTGATTCTATCATCGGTCAGATCGTTGAAGAAGGTACACTAGAGTGCCGTAATCCTAAGGGTTGCGGTATGATCTTTGGTTTATCTGGCGCTTAATCAGTAGTCGGTAACTAACCTTTAAAGGGAGGTGAGGGAAACCTTACTTCCCTTTTTAATTTATAAGGAACACAAATGGAATTTCTAAGAATTACAGCAACAGACGGTACTCGTCAATATATTCCTGATAACTACGTTGTTAATATTGCTACTACTGCTGATGGTGCAGATGCTGGCTCTAATTATAGAGCACCTAACGTAACTCGTGGTCGTATCAGTCAAGTTAAATATTATGATGGTGCTAATGCTACAGCTGGTGCATTAGTAGTAACAGCAGTAAGCGCATATGCCGCTGGAGGTATCCTATATGAGTATGGTTGCTTCACTATTGACGGTGCATTCTCCACAGCACTACGAAATTAATTAAGAGGACACATGGGATTTTTATCACAAGAAAACAATGCTAAAAGCTTTGTTGTAAAAACAGACGAAAAAAATTTTCAATTAGAACAGGATGTAGCAGGATATAAAGATTATGCTGCTAAACAAAGGGAATTAGATGAGATCTCTCATAATGGTCGTAGGTATAGATCATTTGCTATTATCCCTGATATTGTAGCTATTGACATATTAACTAAACATGGTTTAGATGTACATGCCCCTGAGTTTATGCAAGATCCAGCTAATCTAAGAAAATTAAAACAAGTTATTGAATCAGATTATCCATTACTTAAAACGAGTAATGTAAAAGCTTTATAAGGAAACACATATGGCAACACCTAAATTTGACGAATTAGTCGGCAAAATAAGAGACTGGAGTAATAAACCCGAAGTAGCAACTATTCCCGACAGCGTAATTCAGGATTGCCTTTCTTATTCTGCTGATGAATGCTACAGACAATTAAGAATACCCCCATTAGAATCAACTGTTATTTATACAGTTGAAGCAGGGGATAATTCAGGAGAGAATAGTGTAGAGATGCCTTATGGTAATTCTTATACAGCATTCACTATACCTGAAGATTTAACACAATTTATTTACATAAGAACAGTACCCCAAACAGGTACAGGAACATCTTATAACAGTTATCCTTCTAATGTAAGTATTATGTTTAATGAGATAACTGATAGCAGATCTTTTTTTGACTTATACGCAGAAAAATATTCAGTATATAACTGGATGTGGCAAGATAATAAAATATTTATTCATCCACAATTAGCCGTAGGTGCTCAAGTAGAGATTCACTACTATCGTAGACTACCTGCATTAGATGCACTCTATGATGTAACACCTATTAACTATCTTATTGGTCTTAGTGATTCATTACAACCATATTTAGAATTAGTTACTACTGGTGGAACTAACCTTTATTTCTCAACTAAGAATAGTGTTACTAAATGTTTTGCCAATTATGGTGATGCATATGTATATGATCCAACAGTAACAACTAAGATGTATATAGGTAAAGAAGTATCTAATTGGCTCAGAGATAGTAATGAACGATTAGTATTGTTTGGAGGTTTATATAACCTTGGAGCATACATGTTTGATCAGGCTATGGAACAACGTTATGAAAAGAAATTCTTTGAAACACTTGTATCAATGAACAAAGAAGAAAAATGGCGAAGAGCACTTGGTGGTAACGTACAAGTTAACTTTAATACTAACGGATTAATCTAAGGAGATATGTAATGGGTTATAATACATCCGCTGGCTCAGTCAGCAACATATCTGCAGGTGGAGAATATGATGCACCTGACGTAAGTAGTAATAGTACATATGTTATTCTATCTGCTGCTGAAGCCGCTGCTGCTGCACTTAGTGCATCTCAAGCTGCGGCATCTGCCACATTAGCTGTTAATGCTTATGATTCTTTTGATGACAGATACCTTGGCTCTAAAACAACAGACCCAACGTTAGATAATGATGGTAATGCGTTATTAAAAGGTGCATTATACTATAATGATGGAACAGTAGATTCTGGTATGCAAGGCATGAGAGTGTACACAGGTACATATTGGACTGCAGCATATACAGAGGCTCCTGGTTCAGGCGCATTAATAGCTACCAATAATCTTGGTGACTTAATATCAATATCAACAGCAAGAACTAATTTAGGTGTTACAGCTACAGGCTCTGACACAACATACACATACCGCACTAATAACCTCAGTGACTTATCTAATGTAGCTACAGCAAGAACTAATTTAGGTGTTAAAGCTGCGGGTACAGATACAATATACGCATTCAGAAATAATAATTTAAGTGACCTTGGTGATGTCCCTACAGCTAGGGCTAATTTAGGTTTAGGTACTGCGGCTTTAGCTTCAACAACAGACTTCGATGCAGCAGGTGCGGCAGTAGCTATGGCTATTGCACTTGGATAATAAGGAACAAAAATGGCAAATACATTCACATCTTACGCTAATAAATCCGTAGGTACATCTGCTGCAACGGTAGTTACTGTTGCTGCATCAACTCAAACAACTGTTATTGGTATGTCATGTGCCAATACAACTACAAGTCCAGTTACAGTAGACGCATATGTCTCAAGATCTGCTGTAGATTATTACTTAATTAAAGGTGCTACAGTACCAGTAGGCGGTGCATTAGTTATTGTTGGTGGAGATCAGAAAGTAGTATTAACAACTAGTGATACTCTTAAGGTAGTATCTTCTGCTGCATCTTCTATTGACGTTGTAACATCTGTACTTAACATTGCCTGAGGTTAACCATGGCATATATTGGTAATACAGCAACAACACAATCATTTACACCTGCCATTGATTACTTCAGTGGTAATGGTTCTACAACAGCGTTTACATTGTCAAGACCTGTAGCATCTGTTGCACAGGTTCAAGTAACAATTAATAACGTAGCGCAGAATCCTTCTTCTGCTTATACAGTAAATGGTAATACAATTACATTTACTTCTGCCCCATTAAGTGGCACTAATAATATTTATGTGTATTACACAAGCCCTAATACACAAGTAATTGCACCTAGTCAAGGTACTGTAAGTGTTAATTCATTAGATTCAACATTTTTACTAACAGAAGCTGATGGTGGTATAGGTACAACAACTGGTTATTATGGTTTTAAAAATCGCATTATCAATGGTGCAATGATGGTTGCTCAACGAGGAACTACGGCAGTTACTACAAACGATTCTTTTCCTGTTGATAGATTTAAACTTTCTTTTGCAAACTCGACAGGAGCATTTTCTGCTCAACAAACAACTACTGCCCCCGCTGGTTTTATAAACTCAACTAAGTATCTAACAACAACCGCTGATGCATCACTAGGCGCAACAGAATACGCAATTTTGGCCCAACCAATAGAAGGATTAAATGTTGCAGATTTAGCATGGGGGACGGCATCTGCCGCAACAGTCACACTATCTTTTTGGTGTCGCAGTTCAACCACCGGTACATTTGGCGGCTCTTTAAGGAACAGCGCAGGAGACCGTAGTTACCCATTTACTTTTACAATTTCTGTGGCTAATACTTGGGAGCAAAAGTCGATAACAATTGCAGGAGATACAACAGGCACATGGCTTACCACCAACGGGGTTGGCATTTATGTAACCTTTGCTATGGGTGCGGGAGCAACATTAAGTGGCACTGCTGGCGCATGGGCTGGTGTTAACTACATTGGCGCAACTGGTGCTGTAAATCTTATTGCAACACTTAATGCAGACTTCTACATCACAGGTGTACAGTTAGAAAAAGGCTCAACAGCAACTAGCTTTGATTACAGACCTTATGGAACTGAGTTAACTTTGTGTCAGAGGTATTATGAAAGTACATTTCCAATTGGAACTGCTCCTGCTCAAAATGCTGGAGAATCAAACGCATTAAGACTAAGCCAAGTAGCCATTGCTGGTAATGCGTGTCGAGGTAATACTTGGTTATTTAAAACTACAAAACGTGCTACACCTGGAATAATAACATCTTATAACCCATCAGCTGCAAATGCAAACGTGCGAAATAGCTCAAGATCAAATGACGCAGCAATAAGTGGTATTGGAGGATTAAACACAATGGGTATTTCTTTTACATTTGTTAGCTCTACAAGTTCGGTTGTAGGTGATGATAATGCAATTGCTTTTAGTGCTGATGCGGAGTTGTAAAAATGAAAACATATAAATTGAACTCAAACAGTGAATTTGCACAAGAGTTTTTTGATGGCGTACCAACAGGAAACTGGGTTAATACATCAACCAACCAAGCCTACCTTGCATGGCTTGCAGAAGGCAATACACCATTACCCGCAGAGGAGAATAGCTAATGCCTATAAGCACAATCGATCAATCAGGGTTAAATGCCCCATTGACTTTAACAAGCCCTGTAATAGCAGGAACTCCAACAGGGGTAGGAGTTCTTACAAGTAATACTGCTGTTGCTTCTACTTCAGGTACAAGTATTTCATTTATCTCAATACCAAGCTGGGTCAAGAAAGTGACTATTATGCTTTCTGGCGTAAGTACCAATGGTGCAAGTGGTTTAGCTGTTCAGATTGGACCTGTTGCTGGTGTTGAAACTTCTGGTTATTCTGGGTATGGTTATACCCCGACATCTTCTACTAGTTTCACCACAGAATGGCTAATTGTTGGAACAAACTCTGCGGCAAACTTGCATAGCGGAACTGTATTTTTAAGTCTTGCAGATAGCGCAACCAATACTTGGGTAATGTCTGCTATTGGTGCAGGAATTGGTGTTAATACTGCGTCAATGGCTGGTGGTTCAAAAGCAATAGCTGGAACATTGTCAGTGCTTAGAATTATTGGTAGCAACACTGGCTCTCCAGTTGACACCTTTGATGCTGGTTTAATTAATATTTTATACGAATAAGGAGGATACATGAGTTATATAGGTAATCAACCTTCAACTACAGCCTTCTTAACGGATACTTTTAATGGTACAGGCGCTCAATTAACATTCACTATGTCTGTAGCACCTGCTAATACATCATCTGTATTAGTAGCTGTTTCAGGCGTAGTACAAGACCCATCTACATATTCAGTAGCAGGAACTACTTTAACATTCTCTGCACCTCCTCCAAGTGGTACAGCTAATATTTCAGTACGCTATCTTGGTATACCCGCTTCAGGTGTAACTAATACTGCATACAGAACAATAACAGACTTTACTGCTACATCTGGGCAGACATCTTTTACAGTACCTAGTTATACAGTAGGTTATATTGATGTGTATCGTAATGGTGTTAGATTAGCAGCAGCTGATTATACGGCCTCTACAGGTACTACAGTAGTATTAGCTAGTGGATGTACAGTAGGTGATATAGTAACTACTGAATCATTCTATGTATCTAGTGTATTAAATGCTATTCCCGCTACTGCAGGTGCTGTAAATGACGCTTACATTTCTGATGTATCATCTTCTAAATTAACAGGTTCTAGAACTATCCCTAAAGGTACTATGCCAGCAGGAACTGTATTGCAAGTTGTAAGTACAACAAAGACAAATGCATTTTCTACAGCATCAACATCATTTGTTGATGTAACAGGATTGTCTGCTTCTATTACCCCAACAAGCGCAACAAGCAAAATATTAGTTTTTGCAAATTTTGCCTATTCAACAAGTCTTACAACGGCTTTGGGTGTTTTTAATTTGGTTAGAGATACTACCAATATTGCGCAACCAGCAACAAGCCCGGTTGCTACAGGAACAGCTATTGCTTATGGTGCTCTTGCGGATGCTGTTATTCCGTGTTCTATAAACTTTTTAGATTCTCCTGCAACAACAAGTGCAACAACATACAAAATCCAATGCAGAACAACTGGAAGCACTCTATATTTAAATTCAAGAGCAGCGGGTGATTCTGCGTTTACATCAACAATTACAATTATGGAGATTGCAGCATGAACCATGAAGCAATATATGCTCTTTATTCACAAGTTGTTATTATTGATGATGCAGAAGGTGCATTTGATAAAGATGGAAATAAAGTTGAGATTGATATAACTGCTGTTAATGCTTGGATTGATCCTTACGCATACAAGAGTAAACGTTTATCAGAGTATCCATCTATAGGCGATCAATTAGATGCCTTATGGAAAGGTGGAGATGCTGCTGCTGAAATGTTAGCAACCATACAAGCAATTAAAACTAAGTATCCAAAGGTGACAACATGACAAAAGCAGTTAATCTAGCCGCAATAGGCTCAAATGCAAACTCAGGTGGATCGTTAATTACTAGTAGTACTGTACAGGCTTCTACATCAGGAACAACTGTTGATTTTACAGGTATACCTAGTTGGGTAAAGCGGATCACTGTGATGTTTAATGGTGTTTCGTTGTCTGGAACCTCCGATATGTTGATTCAAGTTGGTTCTGGGTCTGTGCAATCTACGGGATACATTTCAACAGGAAATAATTACAACGGCGCAAATGCAACGGGTTCATCGAATAGTACAGCAGGGTTTGTTATTCGCATTTCAACAGCGGCAAATGTTTTTATTGGACATATGATGCTAACCAATATAAGCGGAAATATTTGGATCAGCTCACATAATGGTTTAAATTCAACAGCCAATGCAAATAATGGCGGTGGAAATGTTACCACTAGTAGCACATTAGATCGAGTCCGCATCACCACAGTCAACGGTACAGACACCTTTGATGCAGGCTCCATCAACATTTTATATGAGTAAACATTATGGCACTAACTAAAGTAGCATCTCAAATGATTGGTGGTGGATCAGGTATAGCCTTTTCACCATCAGTCCCTATTTACGAAAACACATTAACAGTAACTTCATCTTACACTATTACAAGTGGCTCATCAGCTCATTCTGTTGGACCCATCACTATTACTTCAGGTAACTCAGTGAGTATACCTAGTGGAAGTAGATGGGTTATATTATGAAGGAATATACATGAGTTCACTTATTATAGCAGGGGATACCTCAGGGCAGATAGCAGTAGCTGCTCCAGCTGTTGCAGGTACAAACACATTAACACTTCAAGCGGGTACTGGTACTAATTCAATGAATATATTGAATACTGCAATAGCTTCTACATCTGGAACAACTATTGATTTTACTAGTATTCCATCATGGGTTAAACGTATTACAATAATGTTTAATGAAGTTAGTCAAAATGCAACTTCAATTAGATTAGTTCAACTTGGTACTGGTTCAACAACATATACAACATCCGGTTATTTAGCTACTAGTAGTGTTGTTGCAGCAACAGTTGCTACAACTAGTTCAGCGGCTGGTTTTGTTATTTATCAAGATAATGCTGCTTATGCATGTTCAGGTCACATGATCCTTACTAATGTAAGCGGAAATATATGGATCAGTTCTCATACCGCAAAATTATCAACTGCCCTTACAGTGCTTGGGGGTGGAAGCTTAACCCTTGGTGCTCCCCTTACTGCTGTTCGCATTACAACAGTCAACGGCACAGATTTGTTTGATGCTGGTTCAGTCAACCTTTTATATGAAGGATAAACTATGTCACAATTAGTCTTAACTTCAGAGACACTAGTAACTACACCTACAGCAGGTGCATTTGAATATTCATCTCCTATTATCACAGCTACGCCTATTGGCACACAACGAGGCATTGTTCCAACTCAGCAATATTACAGACTTGATTCTGCATTGGCTGGCGCAAACGGAACAAGCGCACAAAGCATATTTGGTGTTGGCGTTACCTTGTCAGCAAGCACTGTTTATGAGTTTGAAATGATTTTTGCGTTAAGCAAGTCTGCTGGCACAACAGCACATATAGTTGGTCTAGGGTTTGCTGGCACAGCAACATTAAACAACATTTATTATCTTTCAAGTGCGAGCGTGGCGACTTCTGTTACATCTGCTGCTTCTATAGGTTCATCTTATGGATCATTTGCAATAACAGCATCAAATGTAAATACAAATATGACAACCACAAATGCGGCTATAACTTGGTTTGTAATTTTAAAAGGAACAGTATCTATCAATGCTGGCGGCACATTCATTCCGCAGTACACGCTATCAGCCGCCCCTGGTGGTGCTTATTCAACAGCTGCTGGTAGCTTTATTAAAATTAACCCTATTGGCGCAGCTGGTGCTAATACTAGCGTAGGAGCATGGGCATGAGTTTAACTTTAGATGGATCAGCAAGCGTAACAATTAACTCAGGTGCGGTATTAGGGATTACTTCTAATACTGCTGTAACACCTACAAGCGGAACAACCGTTACTTTTACAAACATACCATCGTGGGCAAAACGCATCACTATCATGATGACGGGGCTTACGTATTCAACAACTATCTCAATGAATATGCAGATAGGTTCTGGTTCTGTAACCACCAGCGGATATACAAGTGTTGGCTCAGCAGTTTTGCCAGCATCAGTTACTGGTGTATCTACTGGTTCTGGAACAGGTATTCAAACTCACGGTTCGTATACAGGACCAGTCTCAGGTCAGTTTGTTTTTACTTTATTAAATTCAGCCACAAATTTGTGGTTAGGCTCAGGGTCTATTGCATATTCTGGTCAACCTACTGTACAAACAGCTACAGGATATATCGCACTTGCTGGCGCATTAGACAGGGTTCAAATTAACACAATCGCTGGTACAGCTACAATTAGCGCTGGCTCAATCAACATTCTTTATGAAGGCTAAACCATGACACATAGAATCGTAGTAAACGTACAAACAGGTGAAGTAACTCAAGTTGAGTATACACCTGAAGAACAAGCTGTACATGATGCAGCTGTAGCAGCACAAGCTGCAGAATTAGCAGCACAACAAGCAGCAGAGGCAGCAGCTCAGGTAGTAGTAACTCCTGAAGTTGTATCAGTAACATAATGAATGATACTACAGTTACATTAACAGAAGCTAAGTTAATGTCTCATGAACAAGTATGTGCAGAGCGTTATGCAGCTATCTCCGCAAGTCTTCAAGCAGCAGGAACAAGAATGACAAAAATAGAATACTTGTTATATGGTGTTATGTTATGTGTATTACTTGGCCCCGGTACTGCTGCTGAGTTTATTAAACATTTAATAGGAGTATGAAATTGAACCTATCAGTCTTATTCTCATGGGTGCATACCAATGTGTTAATGCTATCAAAGAAGGTTGTGAGCTTTATAAGCAAGCTAAAGAATCCTTTGTCGAAATAAAAGAAACATACGATGAAGCAATGGGGGATGTAGAAGAACTTAAAGGTATCTTCTCATTTCTCATGACTTTTTTTCGTGAAAAAATATTCGGTAGTAAACCTAAACCAATAGTAGCTAAGCCTAAAGCTAAACAAAAACAAAAATATGTTACTGTTGATGAAACAAAAATTAGATCAGATGTAATACAGCAATTAACTAAGTTCTTTAAATTACAAGAACAGTTAGCTGAACATATACGACAAGAAGAATATAAAAGTAAAAACGTATATGATAAAAATCAGAACCATATGGAAGCAGCTTTATTAAGAGTAGATGCTTTAGATCAGATGGCTGCTTTAGAAGTTACTATTAGAGAAACTATGGTATATCAATCCCCTCCAGAGATGGGTGCATTGTATTCTAAAGTGTTTGACATGAGAGATGTAATACGACAAGAACAAGAACAAGCTAGGCTCAAGCAAGAAAAACTTGATAGGAACAGACTATGGCAACAAAGGGAAGACCAGCGGGAAAAGGAAATAACAATAGCTCTAGTACTAGCAACGCTATTCCTAATTGGTTACCTCCACCTATGGTTCCTATACCTGAGCCAGTAGAAAGGAATCATGGTATGTTTTATTTAGGTTGGATTGCTGCCTGTGTATTAGTAGCTTTGTTACTACCATTAAGTACTCTTATATATTTTAAAACATATGAGACACAATTAAAAGCTGAACATACTTTACATGAAGTAGAACAGATTAAAAAAGAAATAGAACGAAAACAAACGAAGGACAAACAATGAAAGAATTAGAAAAAGATTCTGTATATAACCAATTTGATACTGATCATAATGGTATTGTAAGCGATGAAGAATTAGCTCGTTCTGAACGAATGATGATGATTGAAAACATGGACAAGATGGCTGATCAACAGCGCATCATGGCATGGTTTGCTCTTGTATTACCTCCAATTGTTATCATGTATTTAGGTTCTGCTCTTGTATTGTTAGATAAAGTAAATGCCCTTAATGGTTTAGCAACTACATACTGTGCTGCAATGGGTACTATTGTTGTTGCATTCATGGCGGCTCACGCTTATGCTAGAGGTAAGATGACTGATGCGTAATTTAATTATAGGTATTATATTATCTATTGTTACATTTGCTGCTGGATATCTTAAAGGTGAGTATGATAAGGGTGTAGAAGTTGCATTAGAAGTAACTAAAGCTAATGAAGTTTCTGCTGAAAAAGAAAAACAAATGACTCAAGTAGCTACTACTTACGCTACTGTACTAAGAGAGAAAGAAAACAATGCAAACAAAAAGATTCAAGCTCTTCGTAATGATGTTGCCACTGGTAATCTCAGGTTGTTTCTCCCTACCAAAAGCACCGACTGTAGTGTACAATCCACCACAGACGCCACCATTACCAGTGGAAGTGACACAAGAGAAACACGAACCGAACTTGACCGAAAGATTGCTGAAGATCTTATCGCCATAACAGCTGAAGGTGACACAGCTATTCGCAAATTAAATGTATGTATTAGTCAATATAATGAAATCAAGGACAAATTAAATGACCCAATTAAGCACTAACTTTACTTTAAAAGAATTATCTAGATCAGACACAGCTACTCGATTAGGTCTTGATAATACACCTGATGCTACAGCTACGGCTAATTTAAAAACATTATGTGAAAAAGTATTACAACCTGTAAGAGATCATTATGGTAAAGTAACTGTTAATAGTGCTTATAGATCACCTGAGTCTAATGCTGCCGTAGGCGGTTCTAAGACCTCAGATCATTGTAAAGGCATGGCAGCAGACATTGAAGTAACTGGTGTTGCTAATGGTGATCTTGCTCAATACATTAAAGACAATTTTAAATTCACACAATTAATCCTTGAATTCTACACACAAGGTATTCCTGATTCTGGTTGGGTACACGTATCATATGACCCAACTAACCTCAAATGTGAATGTTTAACTGCTGCAAAACAAGGCGGTAAAACAGTATATTTAAAAGGTTTACAACCCTAACACAGACGTCCCCTAATAGAGAACAAGGAATATAATTGAAACGTAGAGCCAAACAACAGAGGGATTCGGTTCAAGTCCCTCGTGTATTTCATATTCAACCTAAAACTTTTAATCAAAAATTACTACTAGAATCAATAGAAGAATTCGAAATTGTAGTAGCACTAGGTCCAGCAGGAACTGGTAAAACATTTTGTAGTGCAAGTAAAGTAGCTCAGTTATTCCTTAAAGGTGGTTATGATAATATCATCCTTAGTAGAGCTAATGTATCTACAGGTAAGTCATTAGGTTCGTTTCCCGGAACAGTAGAAGATAAATTAAGTCCTTGGTTATTACCAATTACTTCAGTACTAGAGAAACAGTTTGGCGTTTCTAAGTATCAATATTTAGCTAATAAGAAAACAATTCAGATGCAACCACTTGAGACTATTCGTGGTAGATCATTTGAGAACTCATTAGTTATCGTAGATGAATGTCAGAATTTAAACTTTGATGAAATCAAAGCTATTACAACTAGGCTAGGTGAAAACTCTAAGATGATTCTTTCAGGAGACTCATCACAGTCAGATGTATCAAATGGTAATGGCATCATTAAGTTTTGTAAAATGTGCGAAAGAAATAATATCGAAATACCAATAGTAGAATTCACAACAAATGATGTAGTGAGGTCGGATATTGTTGGTGCATTAGTAAAAATGTTCGTAAAAGAAAAGGTTTAAAACATGGCTACTACAGTAGAACAATTCGGCAGAGGTGGGTGGAACTCTGACATGCCACCATTAATCTTACCGCAGAATACATTTACAGATGTATTAAACGTAAGGTTTGATGATGAGGCAATACAAGCAACCACAGGGGAAACAACTTATAAAGTAGTACCTATTACGCCTGATTATGGAATCCATTGGAGACGTCCTGATCAAGGCTACAATATCTTTGCTAAGAATGGTAATATTGTAAGAGTAGATGCAGCTGGTAATCAATCAGCTATGTTAACCAGTAGTGATCCTTCATATGATGATAGTGATTGGCAAGGTACTTTATTTAATGGTGGCTTTGCTATTATTATTAATAATGGTACATCAACACCACTATATTGCTTATATGGTAGTACTACTGCTGGTTCTTCATTTCAACCCCTTCCTAACTGGAACTATGTTTCAGGATTAACAGTAACAGCAAAAGTTATTAGAGCATTTAATTATTCTTTAGTAGCTGCTAACTTAACATTAGATCAGAGTGGAACTATTACATACGCTCCAGGAACTATTAGAGTATCTGTACAAGCAGCTACAGGTTCTGTACCTTCTGTATGGCAACCCGGAGTAACCACAGATACTGCTGATGAATTTGATTTAAGCTCTACATCTCCTATTCTTGATATGCAAGAGTTAAGAGGTAGTTTATTTATTTATTCATCTGATAGTATTAATATTTTAACTATAGGTGCTACAACTAGAGTAGCTCCATATAGTAAGTCTTATGGTATTCTTAATACTGATTGTGTTATTGAAGTAGATGGTAAACACTTTGTTGTTGATCGTAATGACATCTATTATCATAATGGTTCTGGTGCAATAGAATCTATTGCTGACTTCAGAATTAAAAAGTATTTCTTTAGAAATTTAAATAAGAATGCTACTAATAAAGTACATATAGTTAAGAATCCATTTTATAAAGATAATAAATGTTAT